AATAGTAACAAAGCCATTGATAGGATTAAAATTTTCAATATATCCTTTAATCCAAGTGTAATAACTTTCTTTTAATGAAAGCCCTATTTCGCTAAAGTCAGGCGGCGAAGTAATAATATAATTATATTTAAACTTTTTATTTGTTAGGCGTTCAATACAATTTTCATGGTAGAATTTATTTATCATTTTTTATATAATCTTTAGCTTCTTTTTCGGTTGCAAAAAACTTTTTTGTAAATACTTCCATATTTAAATGATTTAATAATTTACTTAATTTTATTTTTTTAATTCGTTTTGTTCCATGTAAAACCCTGTAAACATATAAATCTTTTTTAATTGTCATATTTTTTTAAAAACTAATACATTTTGATGTATTTTAACTACCTTTCTATTTTTCATTGCAGTATTTGCTCTAACACTAGCCGAACCAATGGCATTTAATAAAATAATTTCATTATAGAGCTTCATTCCACATTTTTTAAAGGCGTTGATTGTGTCCGGAACAAAGCCGTAATAATATCCTTTTTTATCTCTAAATTCGCCCACAACAAAACAAGCTAATTCCCCTTGTTTTAATATCTTGCATGACTTTGCAATGATTGATTCGTATATTTTTAAAAATTGTGGGTATTCCATGTTGGAAATATCGTCTTGCATATCGCTATAAATTTCAAGATTACCATAAGGCGGACAACTAAAAACAAAATCAAATTCTTCTAATTGGTTACTTTGTACGCCGTCATTAAGATTATCTAAAATTTTATTTGAATCGCCTACAATCCATTTGGGCTTCTTTTCTTTATCTTCAAAAATTTTGTTAGCTTGTTCAATGTTGCTTTCAACTTGTTCAGGGCGTAATTCAATACCGGTATAATCATGCCCCATAGTAGCCGCAACAATACCCCTAACCGAACCCCCTGCGAATGGGTCTAATATCCTTGCATTTTCTTTACCGCTAAACCACAAATAGGCCAATTCACAAACAACAGGGTCAAATATACTATGTTCGCCAACATCTAGTATTCTTTGGGTAGATTCGGCCGGTTTCTTTCCGCTTCGTTCGGCTTGTCTATGCCTACCGGCAAAATGAGCTCCATCAACCTTTCGCCCTAGTTCGCTTTCAATTCCTAATGCTTTCCATTTATTTCGTCTTCTTTGCCATGTACCTTGCTTGGTATCAAATACCGAAAATGGCGGCTCTATGTATTTATCCCTTAATTCAAATTTTTTTGTTACTTCATTACCAAATAAATCAACTTGAATATTTTCTTCGGTTTGTTTAAAATCTTCCGCCATGTTTCACCCTTTCTTGATAGGCCTTATCTTCTTCTTGTTGCTTTTTAATTTGTTTAATTTCTTCTTTCTTAATCCATTCCTTTAAATCTTTTAAAGGAACATAATCTTTAGCTTTTAAAATATATTCCCAATATTTAACGCCTTGAACTTCGGCATTTTTATTACAAATATTTTTTAATTCTTCCCAAAGTTTATCCCTTGCGTTTGGCATTAGTTATTTCCATGCCGAACCCTTGAAGCTATCAACTAAAGCCATATTAGAACCATTAACGGCATAAATCATTATTTTAGCTTTATCGTCTTGCTTAACAATGTTTTTACCTTTTTGAATGGCTTCTTGCTTGTTAGGGTATTCAAATCGTTGTCTATCCCCTAACGGCTTCCAATTGATACAAGTATAATATTGCGGATTAGTAACCGCTAATATTTCCCTTTGGTTAAATTGCATTTTTTTAGGCATAATATTGATTCCTTTCTATATAATTTATATCAAAAGCCATGAAATATACAAGACTAATACAACTAAAAGCCCTAAAGCTATATATATAAAAGTCTTTCTTTTTGGTTCTTTGTAGTGTTTTTCTATTGGATATTTGTAAAGTTGTGGATATTTCAACCTATGAACTTCGCCAAATGTCATAAATGGGAAGCATTTACGCTTTAATTGTTTAGTTAAAATATCACAAATTGAAGTATAATCTTTATTTTTCATGTTATCCCCCTATATAAAATTCCTTGCTATATCTAAAGCAAAAACCAAAAAACAACCAAAAGCTAAAATAAATCCGGTTGTTGGCATTGTTAAAGTTAAAGCCATGCCCATTGCTGAACATAAAGCTAATAAAACCCATTTAATAATATAAAACATATTTTCCTTTCTTGGGGGCTTTCGCCCCCATTATTATTGTTATAAAGTAAATCCTTTTGGACCTGATAAATATAAAGGACCTGTCCATTGAACTTTATATTCGCCAAGAATATTGCCTCTTGGTTTGTTTAAAGCCGGTTGGCTAAAAGTAGCGGCCATTAATAAATCACCCTTTTTCCAGTGTTTTCTTCTTATTTCCCTATCTTCTTTAACTATAAAAGAATGAACACTTTGACCGCTTCCGTTAGCTTTAAGAAACTTATAATAGTATTTAGTTTCTACCATTTTAAAGCCGTCTTTAAATTCTTGAAGTCTTTCGTTTATTCTTTTATTTACTTCATTTTGATAAGACGGAGTTTTTGCAGTAGTATCTTTATACATTGAATTTATGCTTCTTGAATTAAATCCGGCATAATCTTCAAAAACTTTATTTTTAAAAGTTTCTATTGCTTGTTTCATTGCTTGATCCATAATCCCTCCTTTTGTTAATAATTTATATTTACGAATCATGAATAAAGATACAAAACTTATACAAGTAATGCAATAGAACATAATAAGAACACCGAAAAAAATTTTATTTGATTACCCTAAAATTGGGTATATAAGGTGTCTAGCAAAGGGTTTATGAAAAATAAAGGGTTTTCAATGATTCCGAATCAAGTGATTTGGGACGAAGATTTATCAAATGACGCAAAGCTATTATTTAGCTATTTGCGTAGCTTATCGGAAAAATACCGGACTTTAAGAAATAAGACGCTGTTAATAAAGCTGGGGATTAGCTTGAATACTTTACAAAATTGCAAGGCCGAACTTATAAAATATGGGTATTTAAAGGTAATTAGAAAGACTTCAGCTAATAAGTACGAATTAGCTATTCCTAATAAGGTAGTATTGCCCTACCCAAATTTTGGGCAACCGATTACCCAAAAAATGGGTAGTATTAAGAAGAGTAATACTAATACTCAAAATACTAAATATATAAAAGGGTTTAAGAAATTAAAAGGTTTTAAGGGTTAGTTTAAATGTCTAATAGTTATCCGGTAACCCCCCTGCCTTACTATTTTAAAGGCAAGGAATTACAACCAACAAAAAACAATTCTTATACTTTTAAAGAAAAGGTTGAAATTTGTATTAAGCTAAATCAAGAATATAAAGCCGGAATCTTGTCCGTTGAAAAGTTGGTTTGGATTTGGGAAAATGGCCGTTTTGGTAAATTCACCGTTGAATGTATTATTGACGATATGCTAGAAAAAAAAATAATTAAGCTAAATCCTATTACCCTTGACAAGCGAAGATTTAGGGAAAAAAAGGGTTTTTTTGACTGGTAATTATGTAACAGTGTGTTGTATAAATACCACACATGCAACAACCCTTTCGCATGTTTTATTAAGTAGCTACTTCGTTGGAGGGCGGTTCTCTTTCCTTTCTTACCGCCCCCAACCCTAGAAAGGATTTAAAATTATGGTGGGAAGAAAAAGAAAACTAACCGATAAATTAGCTGAAAAGATTCTTGATTTAATAGCCGATGGTTTAACTATTAGACAAATATTTGAAAGGGAAGATATTCAATATACTTGGACAAGTTTCCGAAAAGAATTAGTTAGCGATTCAAACTTAATGGATAGATACCAAAAATCTAAAGAACTTGCTATTGATTTAGAATTATCAAACTTGAAAGACAAAAGACTAGAACTTGAAGCAAAAATAGAATCCGGCGAAATAGACGGCAAGGCCGGTCAAAATTTAGTTAATCTTTATAAAATTATTGTAGCTTCTAGCCAATGGTCGGCTAGTAAGTTAGCAAGTAAAAAATATGGCAAACAAGCCGAAGTTTTGACGCTTAAAGGTTCACAAAACGAACCGATTAATATAAGTTGGAACAATAAATAGACTTAATTATGAATAAATATTGAATTAATTTATTATTTTTTATCTTTGCTTTGGTTTAAAAGTATTGATTTAATTGATAGTTTGCCATTTCTTGCACAAACAAAAAGCAGTTTATATATGTGAGGTGTTCTTGTTTTGTTCTTGAATGATTCTAATTAGCAACAAGAGAGCTGATAATCGCAGATTATCGGAAGTTTATTAATGATAATTCATAAGTTATCGTTAGTAATAATTTGGCCATAATTGGTTCTATTTATTAAATCTGGGGGGTTTTGAGCGACCGGCTACCCAACACCGGCGACCGGCGTTTGATAAAAATGAATGGGTGGTATATATAAACAAAATGGATGACCTTATATTAAAAACAATAATTTTTATTATGAAAGATACTAAAACCAATAAACCGGTTGTAGTTTCACATTTTCAAGGATTCGATTCCGAACTAGAAGCACACAATTTTTCCGAATTTTTAAAAGAACAATTTATCCAACCGATTGAAAAAGAAGACCCTTATCCAAATGTAACCTTGCATTAGGGGGGTTTTGTTAAAATATGAAACAAATTGTAATTCCTTACTCACCTAGGGAAATCCAAAAATTTTTGCATCAAAAATGCGATGTCAACCGATTTAATGTTGTAATAGTTCATAGAAGAGGCGGTAAAACAGTCTTTGCTATAAACCATTTAATTAAGGCGGCCTTGACGAACAAAAACCCCTACCCAAGATACGCCTTTATTTCGCCATATAGATTGCAAGGGAAAAGTACTGCTTGGGATTACCTAAAGCAATTTTCGGCCGCCATTCCTGGAACTAAATTTAACGAATCAGAATTAAGGGTTGATTTTTCCGTCAACAATAGCCGTATTCAAATTATTGGGGCGGAAAATAGTTCGGCCATAAGGGGGCAATACTTTGACGGAATTATTGTTGACGAAACACAAAATATTTCGCCGGATTTGTTTGATACTATTTTACGGCCTTGTTTATCCGACCGAAGAGGCTTCGCTATATTCATAGGTACGCCAATGGGTCGTAATTGGTTTTTTGATTTACATGAGAAAGCTAAATCGCAAAAGGATTGGTTCACATGCGTTTTCAAAGCTAGTCAAACTAAAATTATTCCAAAAGAAGAATTAGAAGCAGCAGTTGCAGAATTACCTGAGAATTATAGAACTGCAAAAAGACAACTCAGAGAAGAATAT